AGATTGTCTAATAGTCCTGTAGGAACGATTACAGCCTCTGTACAAGGAGATAAACCTTCTGCCTATACCAATACCATATCAGACACAATTAAACGTCTTGTGAAGGGTTTTGGAACTACTGAGAACAGGTTGACAGACTCAGATATTGACTTAACTAACTTCTCTACATTCAACATAGCTAATCCAGCTCCAATTGGTATCTATTTATCTGACAGGATTAATCTATTAGAAGCTTGTCAACAAGTAGCAGGTAGTGTTGGTGCTCAGGTTATGATGTCAAGACTTGGTAAGCTACAGTTGAAACGTATTGACTTTCCAGCTCCTACAGCTACTGTAGAAATCAATAGTAAACATATTGTGTTCAAAACATTGGCAGTGGATAGTAGGATTGATGTAACACCTTCTGTCAAAGTTGGTTATTGCAAAAACTGGACAGTTGAAAATAACTTACAAACGGCTATTCCAGAAGAACATAAATCTTTGTATGAACAAGAGTGGTTGACGGTTACACAGAATGATAGTGCAACTGCTACAAAGTATAAACTTCTTACAGAGCCTGTACAGAAAGATACATTGTTGTTGACAACCTCTGATGCCAATACTGAAGCCTCTAGAAGACTTGCGATCACAAAAGAACAGAGAGTTATTTATAAGATGCAATGTCTGCCTAGCATGTTTAACTTAGAGATTGGTCAGTCTGTAGTATTGAAACATAGTAGATTTGGTTTGTCAAGTGGTAAGACAGGTGTAGTAGTTGGTCTAGAACCTGATTGGATGAATTGTAAGATTAATGTGAAAGTGATGGTGTAATAATGGCAACAGTAGTTAATACAAGGGATGTACTCTTGCTGAGTGCTCCAGTTCGCATTCTCACAATTGCACTTCCTTCTAATATTACAATCCCTAAGACCCAAGTTACAGGATTAGGACAATTAGCTAGTAAAGACACAGTGGCACAAACAGACTTTTCAACTGGATTAGAACCTGTTGCATTAGTCTCAAGCTTACCAAATCCAACAGGTTACACTGGTGTTAAAGTAGTATTTTTAACAACAACTGGTAAGCTTTACAGGTATGTGAGTGGTGCTTGGACAGTAGCTGTACCTGCTGTAGATATCACAGGACAGTTATCAGATTCTCAAATTGCAGATATTGATTCAGCTAAATTGACAGGTCAAATCACTGCAACACAAATTACAGATGGTGCTATTAGTACTCCTAAACTAGCTGCAGGTAGTGTGTCAGCAGCTAACATTGCAGCGGGTGCGGTAACGGCTGGTAAGATTGCTGCAGGTGCTGTAACGGCTACTGAAATTGCAGCAGGTGCTATTACAACTAGTAAGATCGCAGCTAATGCAATTACTACATCTGAACTTGCAGCAAATGCTGTAACCGCTGGAGTTATCGCTGCAGGGGCTATTACAGCATCTAAGATTGCAGCAGGTACGATCACAGCAACAGAGATTAGCTCTGGATATGTGTATGCTGGCACAATCAATGCGGATAATATTACATCAGGTACAATTACAGGTAGAGCTATTTCAGGTGGTACTATCACTGGTGCAACAATTTCTGGTGGTACTACTACTGGTGTCAATATAAATGGTTATAGTCTAAACCTCATTACAGTAGGTGCAGCTCCACTATTAAGTGTATCAGCAGGTGGTATCTCATTTGGTAATTATGTGGGTGCAACATTTGCAAAGTCGGTTTATGTGTCAGATGCTGGTACAGGCTCTGCTTTAAGTATTGCCAGTGGCTATGCAGCGAGTGCTGGTACAGGTGATGGTGCTTTTTATGCGGCTGATGGTTATTTACCATTCACAGGAAGTCACCAAGCGTTCTTGTTGAAAGGTACTGATTTTGAATTAGGTGATATCGTATATGATAAAAACGTTGTAATCAAGTATGATATTAGTAATACTATAACAGAAGTAGATATTACAACAAAATCAGGAATGAAATCAGTAGTAGGTGTATTAGCAAAAACATACGAAGAAGCTAGGAATGATCTTGACATTGACGAAGAATTGTGGTATAATCTTTGCAATAAATACTCTTTCCATCTAATCAATAGTGTTGGTGAGGGTATGCTGAATGTTTGCGGTGAAAACGGTGATATAGAAGCAGGTGACTTAATAGTTTCTAGTAACATGCGTGGTAAAGGTATGAAACAAGATGATGATATTGTCAGAAGCATAACCGTAGCTAAAGCACGAGAAAGTGTAACATTTAAAGATAAAAACGAAGTCAAGCAAATCGCTTGTATTTATTTATGTGGATAGGAAAATATGAGCAACCATTTAAGAATAGTATATGACAATGCAGCAGACAGGTCAAGTATTTCTGCATCGTCTACAGCAGGTAGTTTAGCTGCTTCAAATCTTCTAACAGATTATAAAAGTGACATCTACCGTTCTGTTGGTACTTCGACAACTCTCACTCTGACATGGAGTGTTGCAGAGTTTGTAGGGATGGTTGCACTTCCTTTCTGTAATCTAACAAGTTCTGCAACAATTAGAGTAAAACTTTACACGAACGTTGCAGATGCTTCTCCAGTGTATGACACAGGTGTTGTAAATGCTTGTGCAGCAGCTCCGCTAGGTGCTTGGGAATGGGGAAATGTCCCACTAGGTGTAAACGCTTATAGTTATGTCGGTGCTGCGTATGGTCGCGTATGGTTTACTACATACCCTGTTAAAAAGATTGAAGTAATTATTGATGATAGCACAAACACTTCTGGATACATTGAAGCTTCTAGAATCGTTGCAGGCGCTTACTTCAGTCCTGAACGTAATGCTGAATTAGATGCAACTATTGAGCCTGTAGAAACTTCTACACAGATGCGTAATGAAGCTTCTGACTTGATTACGGATTTAGGCATTAAGAGTAAAAAGATTAGTTTCAGTTTACAGCATATGACTGTAGCTGATAAGAATAGTGTGTTTAATGTTCTCCGTGGCAATGGTATGGGAAGACCTATCTTTGTTAGTTTGTATCCTGAAGATGATGACTCAACAGAAGAACAAATGTTCCAAATCTACGGAAAGATTCCACAACAATCTTCTGTCAATCTTGGCTACTGGAAAACATATAATACAAAAATTGATATCGAGGAGATGTAATGACGGATAAGTTTTATAGTGGTCAGAAAGACTACATTCCACAATTAAATGCACTATGGGATAGAGCAACTACATCTCTGTTTGGTACAAGTACAACAAGCTTGGCACTCACTGTTGGTAGTAAAACATTTACAACTAATACACAATTGCAATTAGCTGCAGGCAGTCAAGTAACAATTACATATTTATCAGACTTGTCAAAATATATGACAGGTCAGGTAACAACCTATAATCAAGATACAGGTAGTATTACTGTCAATGTACAAAACGTAATTGGGAGTGGTACATTTGCAAATTGGAGTATCACTCTTTCAGGTGCTGCAGGTGCAACTGGTGCTAAAGGTTTAAATGCTAGGGGTGTTTGGAGTGGTGCTACAGCTTATGCCCAAGATGATTGGGTAACGTACAATGGTAGTTCTTACTATCGTTTAATTGCTGGTACGACTGGTACAGACCCTGCTACAGATACTACCAATTGGGGATTACTCTCTTCTAAAGGTGATGTAGGTGCTTCTAACTCATTGAGTATTGGTACGGTAAACACTGGTACAGCAGGTGCTACTATCACAGGCACAAGTCCTTCACAAGTATTGAACTTGACCCTGCCAACAGCTCCGCCAAATACTTTGACAATTGGCACTGTTACTTCTGGAACAGCAGGTGCTACTATCACAGGTACAAGCCCTAATCAAGTTCTTAACTTGACATTACAAACAGGTGCTAAAGGTGATAAGGGTACAATATTTAGAGGTGCTTGGAGTGCTGGTACAGCTTATGCAGTAGATGACTTGTCTACTTATTCTGGTACAACATACATTCGTTTGATTGCTGGTACAACAGCTACAGCTCCTAGTTCAGATGGTACAAATTGGGCAGTATTTGCAGCTAAGGGTGCAGATGGTGCAGGTACAGTAGCAGGTGTTACAGCGAGTGCTCCTTTAGCCTCTACTGGCGGTGCTAATCCTAATATAACTATTACTCAGTCTAATACTTCAACAGATGGGTACTTGTCA